ATTCAAGTTCAGGAAGCTGGCGCATTAATAATTCCCATGCTTCACCTTCTGTAAATCCAGCATCCTTGTATTCCGTATAGACTTCATGAGCCTGAACGGCATGCAACTTAAGTGGTGTTAAGAAAGTTATATCTGGTTTTTGTTTTTTCTTTGGCATATCTTCCTTAAGTAGAAGGGGGAGGTTGCCCTCCCCCTTCCGTCAAAGTTACGCTGTTGCGATGCTTGACTTGGTCTGGATAACGTAACGTGCTTCCTTGCGGTAGACGTTCCATCCGAGAAGACCCTTCCAACCCGCTGGGCGGAAGCGCATCAACTTATCTGTAACTGGACCGATAACAGTCTTTGGCTCATATGAAACAGCCTCAACAAGAGCCTGCTTTCCTAGGATTACTGTTGCGTAAACCTTAGATGTTCCTGAACCTGAGATTGACTCAGCACGTGGTGTTTCGATATAACGAACCTGGTCGTAAATACCTAGCTCACCATTCCAAAGGTTGGCTACGCCAGCCTCTGTGTATGTGTGTGGAAGCTGCCATGAAACGTTACCAGCAGATGCTGCTTCTGAACGAAGGTCAAAAGATACATCTGGGTGGATAAGCGCTGTATAGAAGCCACCTTCACGTGGCTGAACAGATGCACCACGAAGCTTTGCAACAGCCTTGCGAGCAAGAGCTGAAGAAATGTATGGTGCTGTTGTGCTTGAAGAAACGTTCTCACCGTTGAGTGTTGACTCATCAGCTGATGTTGTTCCTGTGAAGCGACCTGTTGCTAGTCCTGTAAGCTTAGCCCAAACAAGTGAGTCGAGAGAGTCACGCATGTTGAATGCGAGCATATCTGCAACTGCTGGGTCTACAGCTGAAAGTGACTCAAGAGCCAAACGCTCTGTTGTGATAACGGCATTGCCGTATTCATCAACAACAACATTGACCTTGTCAGTGTTGTTAAGTGTTACTGCATCTGGGTCTTGTGTCTGAGTTAGTGCTGTTGTAGCACGTGATAGGTCCTTGTAGACCTGGAATACCACAGTGTTACCTGGGTTTGTGACATCGACTGGGCGCTTGTCCGCGAACTTGCGGAACATTGGCTCAGAGCGAAGGTTGAACTCGATGAACTTGTCATACGAGGTCTGAATCAAGTTCGACATCGTTGATGTCGTCGTTGACGTTGCTGGTGTAATCGGCATGATTTCCTTCTATTAGGGTTGTATGTGGATTATCAACCTTTGAGTAAAGACTTTAACTCCTCTGGCGATGAGGCATTTGCAATACGAGATTGCAAATCCTGACCGACATATGGGTTGTACTCTCCATCTTCAAAGTCTGACATTTGCTCATATGCTTGAGCATCTGGGGAGGCTTCCCCTCCCTCTTCAACGGCTTCAATACCAAAGGCATCACCGTATTCATTTAGCCATTCAGCTACTGCATCAGGGTCGGCTTCGACTTCTGATGGAATGAACTGAGCGATTTTTGCATTTAGTCCGAATGACTCTAGGATTTCTCCGACTGATGCTTCATGACTATATGTCGTGAATTCTTCAATAAGCGATTCTCTTTCCTTCAATTGTTTCTGAAGTCCGTCGATTTGCTTACGAAGTTTCTTCACTAGACCTGTGTCATTGAAGTCGTCTTCGTCGTCTTCGATATCGTATTCGTAGTTTTCTGCCATTGCTTTTTCTCCCTTTTAGTTGGTTGACCCTCATCGGGTTTGCATCACACGTACTCCTCACCAGGGGTAGTGATTCGTAGACGTGATGACTTCCAGACTGATACACACTTCAGGGCTGGACGGTCTGAAGCGGAACCTAATTAAACGTCGGCTGCGGTTGCGCGACCAAGAGTTGTCTTGTCAATCGCGCTACGTGTAGCAAACTTTGCTCGCTCTTTAGAAGCGAGCTTTCTTGTCTTGATGCCAACTTCCGCACCACCTGCAAGACCAAGTGATTCACGAGCCAAGTCTTCTTGACCAGCTGTCTCACCATAAAGACCAAGCAATCTGCTGTAGTCTGATTGCTGACGTGCTGCGGTTTGGAATGTTTGCTCTGCCATAGAGCCTTTGCCTGCTGCGTAAATCTCTTCAGCAAATCCCTTGCTTGCACCCATACCTGCACGACCTGCAGCTCCACCAATCTCAGCAGCGCCGTACATCTTCTTGGCTTCTTCTGTGGTGTACTGGTAACGTGAGTTAATAACATTGAATGCCTTATCCTTATCAAGAAGATAAGCGGTAAGGTCACCAGTTGTCATACCGTAATACTCCTTAAGAGCGTTAACGATATTGGCATCTGCATTGTTAAGTGCGTTCTGTGCAATGTTGACACGTTCTGTTAATTCTCCAATGCTTATTGCATTTCCAATAAGCTTGGTAAAGTCATCTTGTGTATCGTAAAATCCGACAGGAAGTCCTGCGTTCTGTAGTATCTCTCGATACCCAGCCTCGGCTGCAATGTATTCTCTTGGTGAAAGAAGACGGTCGCCAGGCATACCCTTGCCTTCTGCCATGCGCTTCTTAATTGTTTCGTTGGCAGCAAACCGAGTCTTATATGCATCGCTTGAGTAGATGCTGTTAAGTATCTGCTCATCGGTTGGCATGATATTCTCGTCGTATACCTTGTCGATAGAATCTGTAAGTGACTTAATGAAGTCAGCACCAAGTCCAGTGTTCTCAAACATCTTCATGACGGAATCTTTAGCGCCAAAGTCCTTGTAAGTATCTACGACCTTACCGTCTGTACCATCAGACATAACCTGAACTGTCTCAACTACGCCACCAGTTTTACGTACTGTACGTACGCCTACAACTTTTGGCTTAGCAGCTTCAGCTGCTGCAGCCGATTGCATATCTGCCATCTGTTGAGTAAGTGCAGCAATCTGGTCAAGCACTGAATTAAGCGCAGCGTTGTCAATATTAGTAACTAATGGATTGCCATCAACAGGTTTTTCGTCTACTGGTTTTTCATCAACGGGCTTCTCGTCGACAGGCTTTTCGTCTACTGGTTTTTCATCTGTTGGTTTTTCATCAACAGGTTTTTCATCTACTGGTTTATCTTCAGGTGTTGGCGTAGGTGTTGGGGTGGGCTTAGGAGCCTTAACTGCTGGTGAAGTAATAATCTTTGTACCAGCAAAGATTGTTCTACCGCCATCATACTTAGGATTGCTAGTCAACTGTGGATTAATAGCAAGAAGTTCTTTAGTTGTCATGTTGTTAGCTGCAGCAATTTCACTGACAGTGTCACCACGTTTTACTGTATGTTTAACAGCTGGTTGAGCCTTAGCTGGATTAGCTGCTGCATCTGCTCGCATAGCTGCCATCTTTGTTTGCTCATCTACAACTGTTGTCGCAGCCTGTGCAAGAGGAACCGATGGGGTTGATGTTGTTACACCAGGAATGTCGAATGGAACATAACTTCCGTTAAGATATGGCATTGTTTACCCCAGGAATCCAAAGTCTTGAAGAATGCGGTTTGCGATTCTTGTCTTCTCTTCTTTTGCATTTTGAGTGGTATCCCACTTAGCACTGCGACGAGCTAACTTCTTAGTATCGTATAGATTGATAGGCTGAACGTTGCCCTTTTCATCCGTTACGTTTAATGCTCGTTGTACATATTCGTCATTAAGGTCAATCTCATTGACGTTTGTTTCCCACACATCAGCTATAGATTGCAGCCATGGTTCTGCTGCTTGACGAAGTGTTTGACCTTGGTCAATAAGATTAGATAAACCAGGAGCAAATGACTTTGCTCGCGCTTGAAGCTGGTCATCAATCTGTTCCGCGTTTAATGTGCCAGCAACTAAACCCTTCATGCTGGTTTCAAACCACTTAGTGAACCCTTCGTTCGACATAGTTCTGTCGTATCCGTAGTCCCATGCCTGCTTGTAAAGGCTTGCTGCAAGTGTTTCCATGTTGCCACTTAGCTTGGTGTACACGACTTTGTCGTTAGTTCCAACCTTGCCTGTCTGGGTGAAGTCAATTGCATTAGCCATAACCTGGTTAAGATAGTTCTTATCGTAACTAATAACCTTACCGTTTTGAATAACAGATTCTTTCATCATCTGTTCAGCGTATGTAATTGCTTCTTGTGCAGTAATCTTTAATCCGTTTGATGAAAACTTGCGTACAATTTCACTGGCATTTGCCTGCAGGTCTGCTTGAAACTGACCAGGGTTTGTCTGCTTAGCGTAATCAAACTGACGTTGCTTATCTGTCTGTGTTCTAAACCAGTCACTGGCTTTAATAATTTGTTCTTGAAGGTAAGGGTCTGTGACCATTCCTTCGCCAGTCTTTGGGTCACCAAGAATCTTGGCTAAAGCCTGTTGCAATGATGGGTTAGACTTTAGTACACCAGCAGCAATTTTGAACCTAGACTCAAGTTCAGCCATTGAGAATGTATCTCTTGTTTGCACCGCTGTTGTGCTCAAGGTAGCTGGGTTTGTTACAACCGTTGTGCTTCCAGCAGGGGGTGGCGTAGTTGTCTTTGGTGGTGTAGTTGTCTTTGGTGGTTTTGCACCAGGAAGAATAACTTTCTGACCAACTCTAATAACATTAACATTCTTAATGTTTGGATTAGCTTTTGCAATAGCAGCAACAGTTGTCTTATTGGCTTTAGCGATAGCGCTAAGCGTATCGCCCTTCTTTACGGTAACTGTCTTCTGTGCCATTATTGAACCACCTTGCCGATTGCTGTACGGTCTGAACCAATTAGACCTTCAATAATCTTTAGTACGTTCTTTGCTGCAAAAGATTCTGCGTAATCAGGCATACTGCGAGCAAAGTTCTGTGCGAATACAGTTGGGTCAAACCCAGTTTTATTTGTTGCTGTAGTTACTGACTGGTCTACTCCACCTTTACCTGGTGATGTCGTAGTGGTTCCTTCATATACAGAAGGTTCTTTCTTAGCCTTTTCGTTAACTGCCTTAAGGTATGCTGCAGATTCTGCAGATGTGGCAGTACGACCAAGTTCTGATTCAAATGTCTTTGTGATATCTGCGCCAGCGCCTGAAGCGCTGTACTCAGTTGTTGTTATCTGCTTAGACTTGGTAGTTCCATACTTCTTAACCGCTGTTTTGTCGGCAAAGTCTGATGGATTAGCAGAGTTAAGATACATCATTGGGTCGCCTGTAGAACCAGACCCAATAGCTTGAGTCCAGTTAACTGCTTCATCCCAAGCAGCTTGGACTTTATCTTTTGCTATACCTATTCGCATGGCGTTAGAAACAAAGTCATCGTAATATCTACGAACAGCGCTACCTTTAGGAGCCTTGGCTGCAGTGTATTTGAACCAAGCCTTAGCCTGTACATCGCTAATACCAGAACCAGTTGGAATACCAGGAAGAATAATTGGAGCGTAGTTAAGGTCTGTATTGTTGCTTGTATCTTGCAAACTCTTAAGATACTTCTTGTATTTAACTACTGCTGCGTTGTATTGCTTCTGCCCAGCAGCACCTGCTGGGTAGTTGTTACGTACTGGAGCTTCCATTATTTATTCACCACGAATTCTGTTTCTAGTTCTGGCATGTTCTCTAGCCATCGTGTGGAAAATGTTGCAAATTCCTCAGATGCTGTTTGCAAGAAGTTGTAATGGAACTGATTGAACTGCTGTTTTAGAATCAGCTTTCCTTTATCTGTTTCATTTGGTCTGCTGTAAGCTTTCTTAAACTGCTTTGCTTTTGCAGTCCAGGCAGCAATCTCTTCCCACTTAAGGCTTCCTTGGTTGAGAGCATGTGCTCTCCACTTGGTATCATTTAAGATGTTATCTACGGTTGGAATGAAACCTTCCCAGTAGTCTTTACGACCCTCGTCACGTTCATCAACCCAGCCCTTGAACTCATCTTCAACGTCTTGAACCATGTCATCAAACAAACGTTTAATGCCACTGGTTGCGTATCGTGTTTCATAGGTGGAGCCAATACCATACTCAGACATCTTGGCATCACGCCAGTCAACAGCTTTCTGATACTCAGCCCAACCACGTCGGGCTTCTACGCCTCGCTTAAGTTCTGTGGATGTCTTCTGTTGGGTAATTGGATTATTAAACTCACCAGGGAAGTTAAGCCTCTTATAGATAGCTGCTACTTCTGTTGAGTAATCATCAGCACCGCTACCTGAACCAGCCAAGTCTCCGTAACCAGATGACAATAACCCTGCATACTTTGTATTGAATCGACCAATTGTCTCTAACAATTGTGGATTCTTACGAATCATCTTGAGGTCATTCATTGTTGTGGCTACGCCAGCAACATTCTTTTTGTTAGAACCAACAAGAGCAAGTGAGTCAATACCCCACTCGTCAATCATTATGTCTTGCGCTATCTTGTAATCTCCGCCTGCCATCTCGACAAGGTCGGCATAATACGCTGTAGCAGCACGAGTAACTGGGTCAAAGCTTGCTGAGATTGGTGCAGAGAACTGCACAATTGCTCGGATAAATGCCATGTTAGCAGCAGACTTTGCTGCTGACTTCATGCTTGGTGGTAAACCAACGCGACCGTTTCTATCCCATTCAGCATACGCTACGCGATAATGTGTCATAACGTTATCGACATATCTTTCGCTTGCGCCAGCACGAATCTTTCCACCATCAAATAGTGAATAGACCGCATCAAAAAGAGATTGCTGGTATCCAGCAAGCATTGCGTTTTTAGTAGTCTCTACTAGGTTAGACCCCTCGATTGGGTATCCTCCGTAAAGAACGCTGCTTTCGTAAACGTCATCGCCTAGTAAATCGCGTAGTCCCTGTGCAATGGTTTCACCATGTACACCCCATGGAGTATTCTCCATGAATCCGTTTTTAATAAGTTCAGATACTGTAATTCCACCGAAGAAAGATACAGATGGGTCAGCAACCATAAACTCTAGTTGCTTAGGATTGAACCTAATGCCACCACCACGTGGGTCCATAAACGGCTTGAGTGCTTTGCTACCAAACCCAAGAGGCAGTGGATACTTAACAGTTACCTGTGTACCTTTTGGCACATCAGATATCTTGCTGTATGTGTTGCCATCTTTGTCTTCGTAAGCTTCGTAGTTATCAAACGCCTGCTGGATACTGTTGTACCAGTACGCATTCATCGGGTTACGAGCCATAAGACGTAGTGCCACAATCTGGCTGTTGAAGAATGCTAGAGGAAATGACATGGCATAACGTGCCACATACATACCGTTGGTCAAACGACGTGATGAGTAGAGTGTTTCCTCTACGCGAGCGAGTGCCTTACGATAGGCAATCTGGCGAATCTCATTATTAACTACGCCATCCTTGACATCAATACCAGCACGTTCTGCTGCATTAACCAAGTCCTTCATCTCTGCTCTTGTGTAAGACAAGAACAGCGGGTTACGTACAAGTTTGTTTTCAGCTGCTGAAAGAATCTTCCATGCGGTATCTGTTGCTCCGCCAAGTTTAACCAACCCGCGCTCCATGCCGTTTAGGTCATCGAGTCTAATGTTTGGTCCATCAATTGACTCAAGCAAATCGGTGCGACCGTAGAGCATTGCATCTACTTCGTCGACACTTACGTTGCGTTCAAGAATAATCTTGCGTAGGTCTGGGTCTGGATACATCTTGACAAGCTTGTCAGTTGTCTGTGTAATCCATGCAGCAAAGTCATCCTTAGTCATGTCCTTGCCAAACCGTGACTGCATACGCAGTCTGTATTCTTTACCAGCTGGTGAGTAAAGATATCTAAGAATATCCGCTGGTGAATCTCCACGCATCATCATGCCGATAGGCAAATTGATTTCGTTACGAATCTGTCGGTTAGCAATATGAGCCAAAGCATTCATATACTCTGCTCTGTCTCGACGGTCAATTTTTACAAATCGTGTTCCGTCTGCCTGTAACCTACGAGAAATTTCTGACTGCATAGCAGTTGAGTAGAAGTTCTGTGCTGAGTCAACCTCTGACATGTAAGCACCAACACCACGTACGTTAGGGTCTGCAAGACCATCGATGGTGTACTTCTTACCGCTAGCACTTACGATAACTTCTTTGTCTGTGCCAAGGCGCTTCTTACCTGCTTTGCGCCCCTGCTTAGTTGTTTCAAAGTCAACCCAATCTCGGCGTTGCTTTTGAATAAGCTTGGCATATCCGTTAAGTAAATCTGCTGAGCGACCAAGGTCAGCCTCTGCGTTAGCTAAAGCAGTACGTGCCTCATACAATGCATCATCTGCTGCATGTACTGCAGCTTGTGCATCTGGGTCACCTGGCTTACGTGCTGCTACTTTAAGTGCAGCTTCGCGTTGCTTGGCAGCTTTAGTAATTGATTTACGTGCTGCATCTTCTGCAGCCTGTGCCTTTTCCCAAGCAGCAACCTTTGGTTCAATCTCAGATTGATAACGTTCAATTTGGAATCTAGCATCCTTGGCTCGTTTGCGAGCCATTGCTGCTGGTGTTCCTGGAATAAATCTTTTAAGTGATTCTCTGCTTAAGCTTGAGTTGTAAACAATATTGTCTAACGCAGGAGCTCCATTACGGATTAACTCCATTGACTCTAGTGCCATGCTAGCACGAGCCATTGGGTCTACCATAGAGTTCTTAGGAATGTAAGCAAGACGAATTAAATTCAGGTTACTGAATACCATGTTAGCAAGGTCAAGTAATTGACCTGTGTTCATAAATGCTTTTGATACACGTGCTCCGTAATACTGTGCATCGGTAACCTTAGTTCCCTTGCCAGCCATACGACGAGCGTTGAAGATTACTTCAACCTCAAGCTTACGGAAGTCCAGCATAGGAATTGTCTGTGCTTCGTTGGCTACAGAGATAAAGTTCTGTACGTTGATTGAACCATCTTCGCCAGGAATCCAACCATTCTTAGCAGCGTACTGCTTGATGCTTGCACGATTCTCTGCAGTCTTTGAACGCCAGCGAGTGATTTCCTTTACGGCATCTGATGCTGAACGGATATCTTGCATATCTGTAATGCCGTATGCTTTAGCAAGACGAACCATTACCTGCTCTTCGATGCGACCAAGTGCGATAGCACGTTGGGTATCATCTTGTGCGTTAAGGAACTGCTCAACCATACGTCGCTTAAACTTAGCGCCTTCGGCTCCGCTAAGGAATTGAAGACGGTTGAGGTCTGATAACAAATCGCTTGATGCTTCAAACTTACGTGGGTTAGAAATATTAATATGACCTTGTGGGCGACCTGAGCCAACCCATGCAATCGTACGAATCACTCTGTCGTAAGGCTTGCTTTGGTAAACTTCTGTCTTCCAATTGCTGGAACCATCGTCACCAAATAACTTTAAGTCACCAAACTGTGCTTGGATAGCAAGCTTCTTCTTGGCTAGCCCAACGGATTCAAGTGCAGCAAATCGTCCTGGCTGCCATGATTCAACGCCAACTCCACGTGGGACGTTGCTTGCGAACTCTTCAAGAGCTCTAGCAAATTGTGGGTCTGATGCTTTCTTTGCATCTACGACACGCTGAAAGCGAGCCTCCAACTTTGGCGACAACATGTCTTTGCCGATGTCAGAAAAATCTGTAATAGGTGTTGTCTTGTCAAGACCGTAGTCATCAATGTGGTCTGCATCAAGTGGATTCTTGGCAAAGAATCGATTGAATGCAGCAGCATCTCCGCGTTCTGCTAGCAAGTAATCTGCTACATCGCGGTGGTTATCTAATCGTGAAACGATTGTTGCTGTACGGTATGGATTGGATGTTTCGCTAATAAGCGGGTTAGCAGCAAGCTTGGACACATCGCGTGTCTCTACTGCATCATCTACAAGAACACTAAGACCTGTACGTGTACGCGCCTCTGGCGCTACATTTGTTTCAACTTCATTGACAATGTCGTTAAGTTTGTTGCGGAACTGGTTCATATCTTCACCAGTTACAATTTTCTTTGGTCCAACTACCTTCTTTGACCCTGCACGAATTGCAGTACCTGCACCTTTAGTGCCAAGTGCTGCAAGTGCTAGGTCAGTACCGCCTGATGCAAACACACCAAACCATTCGTCGCGGAATGCCTTGTCACGTTGCTTGTCATCAAACACGTTAAAGTCTTTGTCAAGGAAAGTTGAGTTAGTAAGTGGACCCAACACAGGTGAAACTGTTTGTCCAACTGTTGTAGCCAAAGCTTGACCCATAGAAACTTTTTTAGATTGCTTCTTTGCGAACCTGAAGTTTTCTACAATGTTGCTGCCCTGCTTTTGACGTGCAGCTTCTGCTGTAAGCAGACCAGTCGATACGCCTTGAGTAAGTGGCTGTACAACTCTTTCGCCAAATGTTTCCAACACACGCATTGCTGGATTAACTATAAACCCAAGCTTGCTTTTCTGTGCTGATTCAATTGCACCTGCTACTTTAGGAACAACTGCTTCTTCAATCTTTCCAACCTTTGTTCCGTCGGATTGATTCTTCTTAAACCCATCTACCTTTGATGGAGGAACCGAAGTAGGCTGGTCAGTATAACGTGGGTCATTCCACCATTCCGTCATTGACAACTGGCTCAGCCTCCTTCGTTGTTGTTAATTCCTCTAGCAAAGCTAAGCGGTCATCGTCAGAATCAAACTTCATCTTTGCTATATCCCAAGCAACAGGAGCTAAATCAAATCCAAGGTACTCAAGGTTCTCTTCGAACTTCTTGAGAATCTTCATCCCGATTGGCTCCTCAAATACTTTACAAACGCTTTCATTGTTCCACTTGACTGCGGTGAATCTGCATACTGCATCATCAACGGCATGTACTTAGACAACTTGTTAAGGTCTTCTAATGTGACATCTGTTGGTGTCTTAAGACCTAAGATTTCACGACCTGCACCTGGACCAACATCAACACCTGCAGTAACAGGTTCATCTGGTCTACGTGTTGGCGCTGTTAAAGGAACAACATCTGCCATTGGGTTAGCTGCCTTAGCCATTGGTGCGCCTGATTGTTCTGCCTGGAATTGCTGTTGCTCACCATAGGCAGCATTTGGAAGTTGCTTTGGAGCCTGACGGTCAGTTCTCTTTGAGAACTTACCTGGACCCGAAGGCTGCATCATTGACATTGTTTACCCTACTTCTTTGGAATGTTTACCTTAGTTCCTGACCAAATCATGTTGCCTTGCTTGTACTTAGGATTGGTCGCAAACTTCTTATTTGCCTTACGAATCTCTGAAAGAGATACGCCAGATGCTTTAGCAATTGCGCTAAGTGTGTCACCTGATTTAACTGTGTATGTGCTACCTGGTGTTGCCTTGATGGTTGAACCACCTGCACCTGAAGTTACACCTGATGCGCCACCTGCAGCACCTGGTGCTACTGGTTTTACTGGGCGAGTCTTAGAACCTGCTTTATATGCAGCAGTTCCTGGCACTAGGCTTGAACCATCAGCGCCATAACGTAATTTCTTATTAGTCTTAGCTTGCGCTGCTTCCTTCTTTTTAATCTTTGCGTTGAGTTCGTCCATACGTTCACGACGTGTCTGACCAACAAGCCCCATTGATACAAGGCTAGCAAGATTGCTTGCTTGAGTTGCTGCGCCTTCTTTAGCTGACATTCTCTTGTCGCCAAGCTTTGCCTTAAGGCGGTCAATCTCGCTAAGGTCTTTGTATGTAGAACCTTTTGCTGTAGAAATAAGTTCTCCTGCAACAACGGCTGGAACAAACTTTCCGCCGACTTTGCGTAGCAAGCCCTTCTTCTTAACAACTGTATCGCTGCCAGGAATTGGCTTAACGGTTGCTGTCTTAACTACTGGCTTTGCCTTAGAGACAACTTCACCTTTTGGACGGATTGCAACTTCCTTAGACCCTGAAAGCTTTCCTTGCTTAATAAGCTTTTCCTGTGTCTTCTTAATGTAATCATCTTCCATCTTGGTAAGAGATGCATCAGTTGGACGTGCCATCTTTGGAGCAGAAGTTTTCTTAGTTGCTGCTTTTTTCTTAGGCGCTGGCTTGTTAACCTTTGGCTTAGTTGTTGATTCTGCTACAGTGGCAGACTTCGAAGTCGCAGGAGCAGATGGCTTCGATGGTGCTGCTTTCTTTACAGCAGCCTTCTTGGTTGCTGCCTTCTTCTTTGGTGCAGATTTCTTTTCTCCTGACATGATTTCTTCAGCGCGAGCCTTAGATACAACCTTGCCATTCTCTACTAGAGATGGACCTTTAGCTGAAAACGTGGTTTTTGCTTTTGGCTTTGTTGCCTTACCGCCTGCTTTGGTTTCCTTCATTGCTGCTTCTGCAGTTGAAGCTTTCTTTCCGCCGTACTCACCAAATTCGGTACGCATACGTTCACGGAATGCTTCACGTGCCTTAGCTTGAGTTGCATTATATTCAGCTTTACTGAGATAAGCATTCTTGCCAAGGTCTGACTTAGCGGTATCCTTCATGTCTTTCAGTGCCATCTTATCTTCAGCACTGATTTTAATCTTAGGGTCTTTACGAGAAGCTTGCTTCTTGCCAGAGAATGCTGCCTTAGCAGCAGGTTTGGCAGCCTGCTTTGCCTGCCGATACTTTCTATTGGTCTTGCCCTTTTTGGCTGCCATGTTTATCCTTTACTTAAATTACTTGGTGCGACGAATAATTGATTCAGCTCGCGCTAATGTACGTTTACGGTCTGCAACTCTACGTTTTTGCATTGCGTCAATTTCTTTTTGTGGCAATTTTGCTGCACCTTTAGGAATAGTAAAAACTGTGTCACTAGTCTTAGGACTGCTTGCCAATTTATTAAATGCTCTCATTTGAGCAGGTGTCATTGGAAGCTGATACTTTTTACTATTTGGCGTGTAGTTGCTTGGTCCTTCTACTTTGACCTTTTTAATTGCTGGCTTTTTTGCTTTTGCCATTGTTTTTCCTACTTAAGCTTGTTCTTGTTGCCCTTGATGCCCTTTGGTGTTGTTCCTTGCTTAACTGCACCTAGACCGACACCCTTGCCTGCTGGCTTCTTGCCTTGCATTGCCATTGAGGTTGGAGCCTTTGCTGATTTTCCTTGCTTTCCGAACATTTGTTTCTCCTTAGTTATGCTGGTATTTGACGAGTTACGCGACCTGATAAAACTGGACTGCCTGAACCTGTAAGACCTGCAAGAAGTTCTTGCATTGCTGGTCTACCTTGTGGAGCTTGTGGCAATTCGCCACCCATTCCCCCACCCATTTGTTCTGGTGCTGGTTCTCCTGGCATTCCTGGTTGCATTTCAGGTTGCTTTGGTGCTGGTTCTGGCTTGAACGCTTTAGCAACCGCATCTTCTAGCGGTGTACCCTTCTTACGTTCATCAATAACTGCAGCCATTCTTTCAACAATCTTCATTGGGTCTTGTCCTTGCATCACCATTTGAGGTATTGCTTGAGCAAGTGCGGATACAGAAGCCTTTAGGCTGTCACGCATCTCTTCAATGTCGATTGCTCGCTCTTCTTCTCCAGCATTGAGCGAAATCGGTAGGTTTCTACGTAGCATGCCACGTGAAATAAGCTTGTCACCACGAGCCTGTAGTCCCCATACCAGCGCTCGGTTAGGGTCTAGACCTGCCATTAGTCCATATTCAACTGTAACTCCATAGTTACCGTTGATATCTACTGCTGGCTTGTACTTTAGCTTGTAAGGTACGCCGTTTGCTGTGGCAGATACCTCACGAGTGATGTCATTAAAATATGCTTGGTCAGTTGCGAAGGCAATTGAGAGAGCTTGACCAATAGCTTCTCCAAGTACAGACTGAATAATCTTAATCTGTGAATCGAAACCTGCCATAAGTGCCTTAACACCTTGACCTGTAACAATAGAACCTTCTGATTGCCCAGCACGAGCTTGAGGAAAGCGAGTGCCTAGCTTCATTTCATCTGCTAGAACATTGTTTTCCGCAAAAGCAAATTGAGGAACGTCAAGATTAACGCGACGAATCTTCTCAGGACTGTTCGAACGAATAACACTGTCTGGACCAACAGATAATTGAGTAACATCGGTGGGTAGAGCCAGAGGAGCTTCAACAGATTTTTGAACAGCCTCCATAGTAAGCAACGCAAGACGTGCTTTTGCTGCATACACTGGCAGAACATCGTCGAATGACCCGCGAACTTCGCCGTCGAGTGAAGGGCGTTGAGCAATCGCAACTGGTACACGACCGATTTTGTTTGGTGTTTGTGCAAGTACGACTCCCCCGCGTTCTGGGATAAACATAACTGTTGTCTTTTTGTCAGTCCAGCGGACTACTTCAAGAAGTTGATTAGTATCCCCACGTGAGAATGCACCTGTTTGCAAGATAGCATCCGCATGTTCTGGGAAATGTGCTGCTAAATCTCCAGCTTTACGATAATACGAACGTGCATAGACTTGGACTTCTCCGAATCTATCAACGTCAAAATATGCACCCATAGAATTTTCAACATGGATATGCGGTCTTTTTTCTTTAAAGTTAGGTTCAACACGGAATACACAGAAACCGTATGTAGCTAACTGGTCTGCGCCACGCAGTAGTTCCGTACCTAGACGTGAGGATGCTACGTAATAGTTAGCAATCTTAGTTCTCTTGTCAGCCTTGGTACGCTGGTTATCATCTAATGATGAATCGCCAGCAGCAGTAATGGTAGGTAGAACACCAGCTTGCTCAGATATATCACGAGCTACAACGTCAATGAGGTTAGCAATGATTGGTCGTGACCATGTTCCCTCTGGGAACAAGCCTTTGAATACCTGGTCTGCTTGACCAGCACGAACCAAGGCAACCTCACGCATGCGCTTATCGCGTTCGGAGTTTCGAGTTTTTAATTGCTCGAATGCTGTTACAAGTTCTTTCATGGATTCACAATCTCGCTATTCGCTGCGATGCAGCGAGGTCATCTAAGTTGATGATGTACCTTGATTCAACTGCCGATTGAGATGTAAACTCATTCTTGAGGAAGTTGGGTACATTTGCTGAAGTAAGTAGAACATCACGAGCTACGATTTCACAGAACCAGAGTGCCATCACGGCATCCATTTTTAATCGCTTGCCCTGTACTCCTGGTTGCCAGGTTACAAGTTGCTCTACTAGCTTTTTAATATGTTCATTTCTTGAAAGGTCAGGCAACTCAATCATATTATCGCCTGCATGTTTCAAGTTGTTGTTGACACCATCTCGCTTAGTGACGGTTCCAAACAACGGAGCCAGAGAGGCTACGCCGAACTCTGGGTCTTGCTTATTATTACCAGTGTAATGTGGTCGGTAATTAATTCCACGAGTGGAGAGGAAGTTTCTGATTTCCTCATCTTGAGTCAAGAAAAGCTGAAAAGCATTTGACTCTACAATGACAGTATGCGGTTTATACGCATCTGTCCATTCTTTAATCAAGGAACGGATTGCTGCAGGTGTGGGGCTGCTCATGACGTGAACGTCCATGACATAGCGCTTGTGTGTCCTACGGTCAACCGCATAAGCAACAGCAGCGGTATCTCCAGTCATTGCTGGGTCTATACCAATAACCCGATAAAAGTTTGAACTGTTATCAGGATGTCCTGCTGCGCCTGCAACTAACGCCCCCGCTTTTCTCATTCCGTTTACTGCGCCTCTAACGCACAGCGGGTCGAAGATTGCATTCTCCGCGATATCGAGGTTCTGGTATACCAAAGACCACTTTGATGGACCAGCCTCATTGCGGACCGCCGTTAAACGCGGTCCAGTCCATCGGTCATAGTTACCATTCTCATCTGGGACATCGTCATCAGTGAGAGGTTGTTCTGACTTAGCCCAAAGGGTTTTCCAATCCTTCGGGTCGTCTGCGTACTGAAGTACGGCAGGCATGGACAAATATGACCAAGGCAATACGCCATCGGTGTAATGCTGCGGATTACGCAGTTCTTTATAGAGGTCGACTGCAGATACTCGTGTACCAACAACGAGTAGCTGTCCGCCACCTGGTGGTAGACGAGAAGCAACTTCCTGGCGAATCCATTCTTGTTGCTTTGCCCACTCTCCCGCATTAGAGAGAGTGACAACGTCATCGAGAACGATTAGGTCAGCACGTGCGCCGTAGACCTGACCGCCCATACCGATAGCTTCGACCGTAGGGTCTTTAGCATCGTTGTCGCGGATGTCTCCACCTAGATAAATCTTATTAGCCGACCACTGGTCAGCTGTAGCTTTGTAACCGTCTGCTGGTCCGAAAGCAACCTGCATGTCAGCATACCGAGGATGGGTCAGTCTTTGCTTGATAGCGTAGAGGAACTTCTTGGCTTGCTCTTGGGTTTTAGAAATAACAATAACCGAGATGTTCGGATTCTTGATGATACGGTAAGTCACGTAGTTAATCGTGATGGTCATCGTCTTGGCGTGGTTCGGTGGAACATTTACCAAGAGGCGGGACAGACCCGCCGACCCTTTTTCGTATGTCATCGCTGGGTCAATCCAGCGGGGCTCTTTACCTTCCAACATGTCAACTACGTTGAGCATATGGTCCCAGACTTTGGCTCCCAGATATTTCTCAGAGAACTCAGCAAAGTCAGATAAGTTAGACCGAGCATCTTGTGCGAGGTCTTGGGTTCTAAACCGAACATTGTCAATCAAAGCCGAAAAGCCAGGGGCTTCACGTCGTTGAGTGTCGTACCAGCTTCGGCTTCTACCAACAACTTTCAGGGCATCAGCGATGGTGCGCCCT